AGCTTCATAGCTGGGCCTCATCAAGTAGGGTGTAAGTAAAGGTGTCCCAACCTGGATTATGGGAAATCTGAGAGTCGCACAATTTCACGAGGTGCAGCATATCATCAGGATGGAGGACAGTGCAGCCGGCACTCCAGCGTCCAACCCGATCGCCTACCCCGCCTCTATGGATGTTCAGATAAGCCACCCCAGTCCGTAACGTGCTCTCGTCCAGGTCCAGCTCTCCGTCTCTGTCATTGTCTCGGTAATACTTCACCGGCCTGTGCTGTCGGAGAGCCTCGGTGCCCTTGTGGAGGCCTCGCTTATAGGCTCCTCGGTACTGTCCCGGCGCCATGATAGCGCAGCCCTCCGAGGGCCGCATAGGGTGGGCGAGATAGTAGGCCCCGGGGCTTGTACTACACGCGGCGCTCCATTGTCGCCAGTGACCGCCCTCCTTCCATATGACGTGAAAATCGTCAAGGTACTTGTCCGGAGAGCGATGTGTCTCCCTGCTACGGACGGCCACCAGGTTTAGATCGAAGTCTCGCGGACCGTCGAAGACGGCATAGCCGAGAGCCTGGACAGATCGAAGCAGTGGCGGGAGGTAGCTCACACACTCACCAGCAGCTGCAGGCCATACGAGATCAAGGCGACCATGCCCATGGCGGCGGCTACCTTCAGATCGAGACGCTGGAGCCGGTGCTCCATCTTGTCGAGCCGGATGGACTGGAGCTCGACATGGGCCTCTCGGGCTGCTGAGCGCTCATCCAGTCGAGCTATACAGATCTTGATCTCGCTGACGTCTTTCCGGATCCCGTTAGTAACGGCCCAGACCTTATCGATCTGCGTGGCTGACATGCTACCCACCATCCGCCACGATCGCGGCCTCAAGGATTGCTGTCAGCTCTCGCCGCTGCGCGTCATTCCGATCGACGTCTTCTCTCCGTTCGGCTGGTATGAAGATCTCCACCATCCGCCCGGGCATCCTGGGAGTGTCTCCGTCCTCTAAAAAGTGCGTATATTCGACCTCCCTCACGCGGGAGACATAGATAATATCTGACATCAGTAGTAAACCTCGACGATCAAACGCTCCCAGGTCACAGCCTGAGAGCCGCCAGCCGATCCGGTGTTGCACCACAAAGAGACGTAGGGCCCATCGTAATCGGTGCCGCTGTCGGCACGATAGAAGGCCCGATCTGAGGTTTGCCCGTCATACCCGGCGGCCGTGACCTGGGCTCTGAACGTGTCAACATTCGTCCCGCCGGTCTTTATGTTGGTGTCTCCGTCATGACCGCGAGCGACCCAAACGCCCTGGCCGCCGTCTTCGATGACGACTACGCCGCTGGTGTTATTTCCGTCGGTGGCGACGCCGCCGGTAGTCTCAAGCCCCGATCCGGTCTGGCCCCAATTTCCCTTTATCGACTGGCCGAAGTATTTGAAAGTCGGCGTGTCTTTATTGTGGGTGTCGTAGATGCATGTCGGGTGAGGATTTTTCGGGTTGGCGTTGTTCACATAGAAGCCTGTCACGCCCACACCGATATAGTCTCCATTATTCGACGTCGTTAGCCCGCTGAAGCTGGCCGACGCGCGGATACGTGGGTACCGTGCGTCGCTGGAGAGCGGATAGTAAGGGACCTTAATTGTAAGCCTGTTCTTCCCTGCAGTCCCTCCGCCGAAGTCGACGACCATCCCAGTGTCGTCGGTCTGCGTCCAGCTCATGTCCGTCGTGTTTCGGACGTAGAGATGATATTGGTTCCCGTTGAGCACGGTGAGAGATCCGGCATTCTCTGTCAGGGCTCCAGCTGACCAGCAATTACCCTTGAAATTGAGATCCATAACGGTGCGCCATCGGCCCATTCTATCGGGACGCATGCCCCGATAGCCGACGATGTGCTGTGTTCGTTCGCGGCGGGACATCAGTAGTCGATCCGGTTTACGAATCCATAGATCGTTACGACGTTGGCAGACGCTGCAAAGGCCTTGATGTGGAGCCCGTTCTGGAGCAGGAGCCCCGGCGCCACCTGCATCAGCCCTTCTTCAGGCGGGAGGGTTACCTCGATCGTGTTGTCGGGGGAAGTCACGCCGCCCCACTCCAGGGTTAACTTTACCGCTGCCGTCGAGCTGTTGTGGGCGTAGAGCCAGACCTCGTCGATATCATCAGCACCCGAGACCGCGGTGTGGATCAGATAGCCGGCGTCTGTATTACTCGAGCTAGCGGTGTCGGTAAGCTTGATCCCAAGCCCGTTAGTGCTGCCGCTTAGGATGACTTTCGTAATTGCTGCCATGATATGCCTCTAGCTGAAAACTTGCATAGCGAGGATCTCGCCAGCTTGATCGTTAGTAGTCCTGACGCCGCCACTCACGAACCCCGTCGCTGAAGCTCCGACATCGAGGCTCATAACCCCGCTCGACGCGCTAATTCCGGTCCCGGCCATCGCCGAGACAAGATCCGCGATAGACTCTTTCCGGCTGGCGTTGCTATCGTTTGCGTCAATGATCCCGATGCTGTCCGCGGCCACGTCCACGACTGCAGCGCTTAGACCGTTTAGGTCGGTACTCCCGCCCCCCGAGGCCTCGGCCCATGCGATATCGGTCCCGTCCGATGTCAGGACGTAATTTGCCGAGCCCGCAGCCAAGAGAGCCGGGTCTCCGCTGGCGTCCCCGATAATGATAGACCCGCGGGTGATGCCGGCCATCTTAGCCAAGGTGACCTGATTATCGGCGATATGTGCGGTATCGATCGAGCCGTCGACGTAGTGCTCGGAGTCGATCGCGTCGTCGTCGATCTTCGAGCCGTCGATGGCGTCGGCAGCGATATAGCTCCGAGCGATCGCGGTCCCTTGCCACGTCCCCGAGGTAATGGTCCCGACGGTGGCCAGCGAGCTCGCCGAGGTCAGGTTCGCCAGGGTATCGATCGCGCCCTCGATCGTGGCCTCGGTCGTAGCGTCGAGTGCGTCGACGTTGGACAGAGTGCAGGCCCCGCTGCTGTCCGACAGGATCGCATTACTGCCGATCTTGTATGAAGAGCTCTCAGGGATGGCGACATGGCCCCCGAAGGTAGCCGAGAGATCATCGCTCAGCGTCAAAGCGGTGGCCAGACTGTTAGCGCTGCTGCCCGAGCTGCCGGCGTTAGCGGTCTGAAAGACGATGTCTCCACCGGCTCCGCTTCCGGTACCCTGCCCGCCCTTGACTGTTAGGCTCTTGCCCGCTGTATCCGTACCAGATACCGCAGCGACCGAGACGGTCGCGTGTTGGCCATTGCCGAAGCTAAGATCGCCACCCGTCACGGTGGCGTCTCCGACGCTTAGGTCTCCGGTGGTCGTGATAGCCGAGCTGCCGGTGTCAATGCTTCCGAATCCGGAGGTAATCGAGCCAGAGTCGACAGCGCCCACCGAAGTAATCGAGTCGACCGAGAGCACGCCGCTAGAAGCAGAAAGCCCCGAGCCGGCCTGAAAGCTGCTCAGATCTGTTATGGTCGTGCGCTGCTCTGTCGACCCGTCCGAATCCAGAGTAGCGAAGCTATCGGTAGCCGTCGGCGTAACCGCGCTGAGCTCGGACAGATCGAGCGTCAAGGTCACCGCACCGGACGAGCCACCGCCGGACAGACCGACGCCAGCGGTCACCTCTGAGATATCGCCGGTCTCGCTGATAGACAGAACCCCAGACGAAGAAGAGAGCCCCGAGCCGGCCAGAGCTGAAGCGAGATCGGTCAGGGCCTCTTTCTTGCACTCTCCAGTCGAGCCACCGTCCAGGAACAGCAAATAATCAGAGCCGACGTCGACCGCGGCCTCGGTCACCAGGGCCGGAAGCTTTTTGGCCAGATCGTCCACGGACTCAAGGATCTGCGTCGACCCGTCGGAGTCCAGCAGGAGAACCTTGTCCGCGGTGGCTACCACTCCATCGGATAGCTCGCTAACGTCGAGGGCTACGGATACGGTCCCCGAGGTTCCGCCGCCAGAGATAGCCGATCCGGCTGTTACGCCGCTGACTGTACCCTGGCCGCCGCCTGTGACACTTGGTCGATTCAGCCCCATATCACTCTCCCCAGCCCACGAGAATTAGGTATTCCGAGCTGACCGCATTATTGCTCGCGCTGTCCGGCGAGCTCTTATGGTAGAGCACGCCGTCGGAAGTATAGAAAGGGACCCCGCCGGTCACCTGGTTGTCTACCGTAGCCGCTGCGGTGGCGTTCTCCATCACGATGTCGACGCCGGAGCCGCCAGACGTCCGGGTCAAAATCGGATCAACGGTTGAGCCGCTGCCGGATGTCTTGACGCAGGTCTGACGGAGGATCCGTCCTTTCGTAATTCCGAGTGTGATCGTCTCTTCCGTCGAGCTGCTTACGCTGGTCTCGGTGATCTGGACGAGGATCTCTTTACCCTTCCGGGTGACGGTATTGGACATGGCTCCCTCTTTCGGTCGGTCAATCTGGGATCGTGGCTATCATATCAGGATCCCAGCGTGTCGCGCTCGGGATCTTGATCTATCACTATTGTGAAGATCCACGAGTCGCCATCCCAGGCTCTCGCGATAATCTGGGCGACCTGATCCGAGTAGCCCAGATCGCTATCTGTAATAGCCACGAGATCCCCGAGCTCCAACCAGACATAGCTCTGGGCGGCCCGGTACTGGACGGTCCTCGAAAAGAGAGCATGGCGGCGAGAGAGGTCGTGGCAGATCCGATCCGCGGTGGCCCGCTCATATAGATAGGCGCATTCCTTCGAGAGTAGCCGGGAGCCGTGCCGGTCTTCAGATCTGCGGACGATAGAATTCGAGCCGGTCTCGGGCTCGAAGTCGTAGCTCTCGAATTGCCCGAGGGCCGAGTAAGTCCGAGCGGCGTTATTCTTTCCCGAGTAAGCGTGGTGGATCTCGATCCGGTTGTATATGTCCTGAATATTCCCCTCGATCTGCACTGGGCTTGTTCGCTGGAAGTCCGGAGACGTGGTCAGCTTGACCGCTCGGGATGCGTCCGATCCGGTGTCGTGAAGGATTGGATAGATCCCGTCCACGCCGCGGCGCACTGTCACCGGCAGCAGCTCTAGCAGCGGCTGGAGCCAGTCCCACGGCGTTACCCGCTCGGTGATGTACCCCGAGAATTCGTAAGCGTTCAGCGTATCCGATGCCGCTTGCCACGCGCCCCAGTCTACCGGGAGCGTCGAATAGGTCAGAGCCCAGCGGATCAAGTCCCCAGCTCGGGCCAGCCCTTGTCCAGAGTGCCACGGGTTCTCAATGCCATACCCGCCCGAACGGGTCCAGCCGATCCACCATTCCCGCTCTTCCAGCACCGCGTTAGAGAATGAGGAATTCGTGCCCGATCCGTCAATGTCCGAGTAATCATTGATCGCGACCGGGCGACCGAGATTGTCGTAGCTGTTAAAAATTACGTGGGTCTCTCCGGTCCGCTCGGCCTTGACCCGTACCGACGACGCAACGACGTGGTGCCCGGCAATTACCAGACTCCCGGTTTTGTCCTCGGTCCCTCCTGGCGGCTGGAGCTCTAAGATATAAGCCGGGCTGCCGTCGGTGCTGGTCACCGTTCCGTCCGAGTCTGCTTTCCGGTATCGGCCCGGGCGACCGAAGACGATCGGATAGGGCTTGTCTATGTGCGGGTTACTGTCCGACCATGCCGGGAGGCTTCCGAAAGTGTCCTCGGTCACCGCATGAGTCGGCGATAAGAATTGGCCTGAGTCCTCGATCAGCAGACCTTCAAGCGTGAAAGCCATATACCCTTCTGGCCGGTCTGGCTGTCCGAACTGCGGATCAGCGACCGAGCCACGAGCCACGATCGACCGCTGCTCGTAGGTCTGCTGCGGGCTTCCGTCCAGCACCTGAACAATCGAGATCTCGCCCTCGACGGCTCCGAGATGGTAGCCCTTCGAGACCTGGGAAGCCACGCTGATATCGTCGAAGACCACCTCTAAGGAGACGCTCTGAGCGTCTGCGGTGTGCGTGAAGCGGTCAAGGCTCTCCGAGTAATTGCCGAGGTCGAGACTACCCGAGAAGTCCAGAGAGTCCCCGCTGGCATTCGATAGCGATATGTGATCGGTCGCCCATCGGAAGTCACGCCCGCCGAAGCGGAGCTCTAACAGCCAGACCACTTCGGAGCCTGGGATCGATGACAGCCGCCGCGGCATCTATACGCTCTCCTCGATGGTCACCGAGGCAATCCGATAGACCTCGTCGGTGAGCTCGTCGCCTTGGATGGTCTCGATCTGAGCTGGTGACGTGACCCGCCCCACGAGGCTCTGGTGCTTTCTGTTTAAAATTATGGTGTTCCCGCTCTTAGGGATTGACGGTAGATAGACCACCGCTCTCGACGGTCCGCCGTCGGGGTTCAGTAAAGACGTCAAGCCCTCGATCATATAAGGGGTCTCGGCCACCGTGCCGACCACCTCCGCGGCTCCCTCGGTGCTGTTTTTAATGTAGTCCGGATCGAAGGTATCGCCCTCGACCTGGGACACGTCGACGCCATCGGTCCACGAGAATTTGACCGTGCGATAGGCTGGCCCGTAGACCTTCGAGGTCACCGTGCCGTCGAGCTGGCGCGTTAGCTCGGTGTTCGCTGTCGAGGTCTGGACCCGTCCCCAGGAGTATTGCTTAGCGAAATATTCAACCCAGCCGATCACGAGCCCGCCGAGCTCGAAGTAAGATCCGCCGCCGGCGCTCTGGCTTGGGATCTTCAGCCGATAGGCTCCATAGATCGACCCGTTGAGCTTGGCCACCGCTACCACCACCGGAGGGATAAAAAAGCCGGCGTCATGAGCTGTCAGATCTGAAGCCGAAGCGTCGTCGATCAGTATGGTCGGAAGTTTTCGATTGGCTACGCCGCCCGCCCACTGGCCATCGGTGTTCGCCTTAATCTTCCGGATCGTCGTGCTCCGCAGTCCGAACCATCCGCCGGCCATCTCGTTTGTATGCAGGTAGAAATTCTCCGAGCTCGCGGGACCCGGTGCCACGCTCCCAGCTTTCCGGACGTACTGGATCCCGCCGATGCCCTGGCTATTATCGATGGCCGCGATCGTGTCCCACGATGTCGTCCCGACGTTGTAGCCCTCAAGAGTGCAATTTCTAAAGTTAGGATTCTGAAGAGCGATCGCGATCGTATCGTTCCCGGCCAGACTCGCCTCGGTGGTTATCGCGTCGAGCTGGAGCGCTATCGTATGCTCAGCGGTGGACGTTGAGCGCCATCGGACCCGAGGGCTCGGGCTCTCGGCGTGGAAGATCCGCTCGATCGGGTAGGTGTATCGGGTGTCGACGTGGAAAGTATCGCCGACGCGAACCGGGCCAGAGCTCGCCGAGACCGAAAGCCCCGCATCGATAAAGGTCTGCCCAGTCCCCGAGCCTATCCGTCCGGGCATTAAATCATCGGGGTTCGTATCGATCGCAGTCGGCCCGAGGCCCGTCTGGGCGCCGGAGCCGAGATGAAATTCGAACCACTTTGAGCTGTTCATAGCTCCGCCGGTCTGGTTGGCTATGTGCCCCCACTGGACGAGGTTACTCGTGGCGCTTCCTGCTGATAGAGCCGCGGCGGCGCCGCTGTTAAATTTGGTCCACTGTCGATCGCTGTCGCTGTCGTGCGTCCGATAATAGAGCCGATATGCTGGCGCCGCTCCGCCGGTGAAGGCCAGAAAGAATTCTCTCGCGGTGGTCATGTCCAGCGTAACGGATCCCTCTACTCCGGAGTCGTTCGCGTCGATGACCGAGAAGCCCGTGGCGGTATATCGGATCTCAAGCTTCGAGTCGTGGCTGCTGTCAGCGACCCGGAAGACGCAGCCCACCTCAGCAGACCCCGAGTCGCCGTGGCTACAAGTCAGCGCCCAGCGAGCGATCAACCCCTGCGCCGTCGTGCTGGTAGGCGTCCGGTGGTAGTACCTATTACCGGTCCCCGCCGACGTAACGATCAAGCCCCCATTGGTAAGCGTGGCCGTCGTGGTTCCGCCGGTCGCTGAGCCGGTCCACCCGCTGACCGCTGCCGGAATGTCGATCGGGAGCCAATTCACATTGTAGCCGCCCATCTCGGCGCCATTGCTGTAGCTATACAGCGGCGGGACGGTGACCTGGGACCATCCGCCCAGGTAAGTGCAGACCGTGGAATTGTCTTCATTACCCGGATCCGCGGACATGTTCGAGGCCAGCAAGAGCCGGCCCTGGACCGCGGCCACCGATAGCCGCGTGAGGTAGGACGAGCCATCTCCGGAAGCGAACACGATCCCGCGATCATAGATAGAATCTGCAATTTCGGCATTAGCTCCGACGCTCTCGAAGGTCTGGCAGAGATCCGTGCTTCGAATCAGCATGATCTGTTGAGTCTCATCGAGTGCCCGGGCCAGCACATAAAAGACGCCGTCGTCGGATACTGTCGCTGTGATGTCGGACTCGGTAATGTGCCGATTACTATCTTTAATCACAGCGCCATCGGTGGAGCTGATAGTGCCTAATTTCACGTCTACATCAATAGTGCCCAGGTGATCCGATGTGCCTATGTGGCGGAAAGCGGAGCCGAGTCGATCAACGCCGAGATCGTGAGCTGTTGGGTTTACGCTCGTGGTCCCGGCGGCGTGGTCGGTTGTATAGAATATATAAAAGAAACCGCCATAAGCCACGATGGACGGAGAGCCGGCCAGGAAGCGAAGCGGAGACGCGGCGGAATTACTCGACGTAAGCTGCCGATCGTTAACCCTGCTCGTCGGCTCTCGGATAGCTACGAAGTCAAGGCCCGAGGAGTCGCTGGCATATTGAAACAGCGCCTGACGGTACTCGCGACCCGTGGTGGCGCTGTGCGTCTCGTTCGACACTGCCGAAATTAAGAGCAGCACCTGGGCATTCTGGTAGCCGACCACGAGCTCTCGAACTACCCAGCCATCAGAGCCGCTGTCCAGACTGATCGCGGTAGGTAGCGCGCTCCTTGATTGCTGCGTCCAGCTCGCCCCGCCGTCGGTGCTTTCGTAGACCTGGACCTGACATGTCGTCGACTCTTCGAGCTTACAGAGCAGAACTACCCGAGAGTCGGGGAGCTGGTACATCGTCGGAGAAAACGAGCTCGAGATCGCCGCTGTCGGTGCTGTAGCTGTCGAGTAGACCACCACCGCGGAAGACCACGTCCCCGAAGCGGACCGAGCCTTGACGTGGACTTCATAATTGCCCGCCGAGCTCGTGGCGCTGTAGGCCAGCAAAGTGACCCCGCTGGCAAGGGCCAAGATATATGGATCGGTAGTCGATGCCGGATCCCCGGTGCCGTCGGTCCAGGTCACGGCCTCCCAGTGAGTGATCGCCCCCATTGAGTCCTTGCCGCGATAGCTCGAAGAGCTGTCGCCGCTCTTCTTCCATACGATCCCGCCATTGCCTCGGATGCCGACGCCGCCGGATCTCTGGCCACGGATCCGGATGGCCTGATCTGCCACTTGGCTTCCCCTGCTGATCAGGTTCAGATCGTAGCTACCCTGTGGAGCTGGGATCCCTGGCTCGGGTCCCGCCTGGGTCAGTGTGCTCTGGGCTGACCAGATAGACGAAGCAGAGATCCGAGGGTCCGCAATTAATAGACCTCGGGCGTGGCTCGGGCTCTTGTCATTGGCCATCAGTACCTCCGCTGTCCGACCGCAAATTCTCTATCTTGATCGAAGAGGCTCCTAAAGTAGCCCGACCGGCGAAATTCTGCGCGAGCGAAGCGATCAAAGTGTTTAAAGGTAGACACCGGACGGACCACGACACCCGGTGATCCGCCGTTATTCAGCCGGTCGACGCCGGCCTCTCCGAGCTGATCGACCGCTTGACGATTCAGCACCGCTTCCCCGGGTAGAGCTCGGATCGATACCTGATCCGGTGTCCTGGCCATCGAGCCACCGATCACGCCGCCGACATCGAAAGCCGGTTGCTCTGCTGCAATGGTCGCGACCTGGGCCGCTGTAGATGCCACAATTCCAGCGATCGCGAACGGCGAGAACACACCGAGCTGACCTTGCACCTTGGAGATCGCGACTGCTCCATTGATCACGGCTTCAGATATTGCGGCGCCCTGTTGTATCCGAAAAGCTTTCATGGCTGCCTTTCTGTTCTGGTCAGCCATGAGGTCCGCAGCTACTCCCGCAGCCTCGGAGACGCCGGAGAAGAAGGTGCCCAGGTGAGCGGCTTGCTCCTCAATTTTGGCGCCCATCTGGCTCCATACTGCGTCAAATTGCGTCTGTGATTCCGCTAGAGCCTGTCCGTAATTCGACAGGAATTTAGGGATCGCGGCGGCCATCTGATCCATAGACTCCAGGCCTTGAAGCTGAGCTTCAATGAGCGGTGGGATGTCCTCTCCTGCGGCCTTGAATTCTTGCCGCAATTTGGCCGCTGTGTCTCCTGCTTTCTCCATTGCTTCCAGGCCGACGTCTGATATCAGCGGGGAGTCGATCTGCTGAGCTTGCAGAGCTTGAGCGGCCTTCTCGAATATAGACACGAGGGCATCGGCTTCTTCTTTCGCGCCTCGCTTTCTTTCTGCTTCGAATTTCTCCTGGACGTCGGATCTGGCTTGCTCGATCTTCTCTTGAGCTTCCGCCGAGAAGAGCTCCTGGGACTCGAGTCCCGCTTGCATAGCGTCGAGCTCGGCAAGGGCTCGCCGCTCCAGCTCGGCCAGCTTGGCCTCGGTGGTCATAGCGTCCAGCTTCTGCTTATCTACTGCTGCGGCATGCTCAAACGCGAGAGCGTCCAGCTCTGCCAGTGCAGCTTGGTCGGCGAGCTCTTTCTCAGCTCTTAGCTGCGCCCGGCGCTGTTTACTTGATTCGCGGCGGGCCATGTCGGCGGCCTGCGTTTTTTGGACAATTTGAGCAAGCGTCATAATTTCGCCGGTGCCCATATCTTGAATAAACGCGCCGGTGTCTTGAACTTGTCTCCCTGTTCTGTTCCATCCTGAAATAAGAGTCTCGACGTTTTTTTCAAAATCGACGACATTACCGCTAAAATCGAGCACTTGGTAAAATTTGCCGGTGGCTTTCTCGGCGTCTTCTGCTGCCTGCCTGATTAATTGAACGTGTGTGAAATATTGCGATCCATGCAGTTCGAGGGCCTTTGTATTAATGCCGGCTGATTTGGCTTCTTCGTACTGATCTCTGATTTGTTTTTGTTTCTGAACTGCAAACGTTTTTGCTTGAGCTGCAAGGAATGATCGCTGGGCGCCTTCCTTGAGCGCTTCCTTGTTTGCGAATTTGGTAGACTCCGCAAGACGTCGCTGAGCAACAAATAGACCGAGCTGGGCTGACTCGTGAATTTTGGCCTCGGCTGTCATGATTCGGAATGACTTTGCTGATCTCTCCTGAGCCAGAGTCGTGTCTCGAATGGCCTTGTTGAGCTTAAATTGCTCGGCTGCCCAGTCTTCCGTCTGCTCAACTATCGATCCGTAATTCGGGGTATTTCTTGCGAGCTTCTGCAGCCTGGCGACTGTCTGGCTAATCCTTTGATTCATTGCCGCATAAGACTGCTCAGTCTCGCTGAGTTGCAATACCTGAGCGTCATACTGAGCGCTCAGCGTGTCGCCGATCTCTTCCTGTCGCCGCAGCTGGGCGTGTAGTTTGTCCTGCTGCTTAGATGCTTTCTCGTTTTGCTCTTCGTACTCTCTCGACGCTTTCGTAAAATGCTCCTGAGCCACATATGCGGCGACCGTAGCAGCAGCGAGGGCAGCAAAGACAGCGGGTCCGTTCCGGGCGGCATTGATCACAGCCTCGACGGCTCCAGCAGCGTCGGCGCCCTTCCGCATCATCTCGGCGAGCTCTGGGTTCACGCTATGAACGGCGACAGCCATGGCGGACAGAGAGCTGTCAGCCTGTCCGATCCCGTCGTTAAATTGCTCGACCGAGCCGGCCATCTCTGCAGCTTTAGACTTGAACGAATCGAAGCTCTCCTCGGATACCCCGACGGCTGTACTTAAGTTTCGGAATTTCTCTACCGCTTGATCGACGGACTTCCCGAGATCTCCCCGCATAGCTGCGGCCGTCTTCTTCGCTGCTTTCTCGGATCTCAGGAGCTGGCGCTCCAGTCCCGAGGCCATCTTCTTAGCCTCTTTATCAGTGATGCCTGGGATCTTCCCGAGCTCGCTTTTGAGATCTGTAATGTTCGCTCGAAGCGTAAAATCTACAGCGGTGGATCTGCTCATTTTTTATCCCTTGCAGCTTTGTTCGCTAACTCTATCAGCCGCTCTTCCATATCTGCTATTACTTGCTTCGAGGACTCTCGACCGGGTCTGTTCACTAAAGAGGTCCACGCCTTTTTCCCTCTCTTTACTCCCAAGCCCCCAGAGCCGCCCTTTCTGCCGAAGCGGACAGCCCATGCCCACGACGCGGTGTTTCCGAGGCTCACTTCGACCCCGTTTGTCGTTACTTTCGTCTCCAGCTCGAACAGGTTGATCGAGTGCTCTCGGGGATTTGTTACGAAGTAGCCGGCTCGAGATCCGCCTTTTTTGTTTATCTCTGCCCGCACTCGCTTGTGTTGCTCTGAAGACATCGAGGGCTCTCCGGCGGTGGCCTTCCTGATCCTTCCGATCGGCCATTGATCCTGAGCGTCTTTCTTCAAGTCTCGGAGCATATCCTCCATAGCCTCGACGATCTCACCGTTCGCGCCTTCTCGGACTTGCTCGACCATGCGATCCATGAGGTCGTTAACCTCGATGGTAGTACCGCCGACCTTGATCGTGTGCTTCTTCGCCATCAGTCGCCCGAGAGCCATTTGATAGCGCTGTCCGACCCAGAGACCCCAGAAGACCTCAGAGCCCGCTCTCGGGCGCTCTGGGGCTTCTTCTTCTGCGGCATCATGTGGACCCGCTGCCAGCCGAAGAGATCCGCCTGGGTCTGCTGGCCGAGACCGTTGAACCAGCCGGGCTCCTGGCCCCAGGCCCGCTCGATCTCTAAGATCAGGAAGTCGATCCGGCCTCGGCCTCGGTAAAATTTTCGGCGTCCGCCACCTCGGGCTCGCCGACGTGCTCCTGGAGCAATACCGAAAGACACACCATCCCAGCGTGATAGGCGGCGTCCCACTCTACGCCGCGCTCCACGAGCTCGTCGAGGACCTCGCCGCCATAAGCCATTGGGTCCCAGTTGGACCTCTGGTAGCTCGCCGACGGGCGATTCGGTCCAGCCCAGCAGATCCCGAGGGCAGCCGCGGCCGCTCGTCTCGGATTCGATGCTGAGCCCAGGATCAAGTCCTGGCGGAGTGTAAACGATCTGGGGAGCCTGGGTCTCCATGTATTCCCCTCGATCGTAACTGTTCCCGGCTCTGGTGTGTCTTCCGGCATGGTCCCTCCCTGCCCGATTATTTAGGTTCTAAGCTACACTAACCACGCCGTAACACGTGCCCGAGACGCTGAAGGAAGACGGATCGCCCTCGCTATAGTCGACGCTGAGCACGCATTCCTGCAGCGTGATCTGGTGATCCGAGGTGTCTCCGAAGTCGGTCCCCTCGACCTTGATCTGCACCTCGAAGGTCATGACGTCTCCCTTGCTGGCGCTCTGAGAAGTCAGCGAGGAGCCGCCGTCCTGTTGCTTAATGAACTCAAGGATCGAGATGGCTCCAGATCCGCCGCTGGTGAAGTGTGTCATATAGGCGGAGAAGGTGAACGTCGGGAAAACCTGATTGGTCTTTCGCAGGTTCGACAGAGAGCCGCGGTCCATATACGCAGCGACCTCGGTAAGGTCCTGCTGAAGCCCTGAGATCGAGAAGTTACCCTCCTCATAAGCCACGGTGATAGCTACCGGTGTCCCGGTGTTATCCTGGATCTTAATGGTTCCGTCGCGGAAATTCTTAACGATGGTCGATGCGCCAGCCATTGCGGGCTCCTATAGTGCGGTGCGGTGGAGAGCTTCGAATTGGAGCTCGGTTAGATGGTACTCCCCCGAACCTGTAACCGTTCGGGAAAGCGTCGAGAGATATTGTACCGACATTGAGGCTTTAAGGGTCGTATCATCTGCCAGGATGGCAGCGATCACCAACTCTTCCGCATCGGTGGCGGCGTCGACGTCGGTCTTTAGGTCTTTAGGTCGGAGCCTATAAGAGAAGCGCACCAGGATCCGAGTGTTCAGATAGAGACCGTTCCGCGTGGCTTGACGGTGAGCGATCGGATCGCTGGCGCTGCACTTGACCGCAAAGCGCTTATGCCCGACCGACTCGGGCACGAGACCGAAGAGATCGAAGGGTAGACGGCTCTCCGTAAACCCCGAGACCGTAGCGACCCGGACCGCTACTCGCTGTCGAGCGTTGGCGAGCGACACGGCGGCCATTACCGGCGCCTCACCATAGCGGGAGGCCTGGACAGATAGACCACCGGCTGGAGCGCTCGGCGCTTATCTGGGTCGTCCGCTTCCCCGTTGTGGTCGTGGTCGTATCGATAAGAGATCTCTCGGAAGCGAGCCTCGAAGACTTCCCGGTGTTCTTGAGCGAGCTCCAGATACCGGCCCTCGCCAATGGTCGAGTGAAAGTCCCTGAATATAAGGTAGAGCGTTAGATCTCGGTGTGGACTGCGGAGCACCTGTGGATCCATGATCAGATACTCGAAGTCTCCTTTGGCTCGGATCCGGTTGACGATGTCGATCCATGCTTCGTCGATATACGTCTGATAACTGGACATCGAAGAGGGCCGGACGTCCGCGAGATCGCTATAGATGGCTGTCAGGTCCACGTCAGCCACCACCGGATACAGTGCCCGCTTGACCATCGACGCAGGGCGCCTGAAGGTCTGGACGGTGCTCGAGATCGTTAGCGCCCACTCTTCAAGCCAGCCCTCGCCGAGCTCGACGGTAGCCGGGATGTCGGAGGCTCCGATCGTGTATTGAGCGATCGAGCCGGAGACCGAGACCGAGCCAGTCGAGACGGTAGTCCCGTCGGGATCGATCAGGGAGTAAGTCCCCGAGCTGGGAGCCTGGAGGCTCCCGTCTCGGTAGATCTCCAGCTTGACCACCTGGGACCGAGCCCGCTCGATGATAGTCGGGATCCGTACTCGGGCCGAGTATATAGGCTCGGATCCGGGCATTAGGTAATCGCGCCGCTGACCATGAAGAACAGAGACCAGCCGGACGTCGCCGCCGCGGCGATATCGTCGGAAGCATAGACGATTGCCATATCTCCTTGGCTGACGGTGCAGACCTGCGTGGATGCGTCGGGCTGAAGCAGGACGATCCCCTCGTCGGCGTCTGCCTTATTAGCCACAAACATAAACCGGCCCTTCGTTCCGCCGCTGGGCATGGTCACATTACGACCAGCTCCGCCCGGATCGATAGCTTGGAATTGCGAGTCCTTTAGCGTCAGGGTCGTGTCTCCTGACAGGGTCTCCGCATTGAATCCGCCGTCGAGAGCAAGGGTTCTGCGAAGCTTAAAGCTTGATCTACTCTTGAAATTTGCCATTGACTGATCTCCTATTGATCGCGCTCGTGTCGGCGCTCGTGGCGTTCAATGATAGCCCGAGCCTTGTCCCGGGCTATCTCTCGTCGGACCTGCTGGCCCTGCTGCTGGTTGGTCTTCTGAATTCGTGTCGCGATACGTTCGATCGCTTCTCTGGCCTCGGCCTCGGTGTGCTTCATCTCTTGCCCTTCTTGGGCTTAGACTTTGGCTTCAGCTTCTTATACGCCATTGCTCGCCTTCTTTCGGCCTTTGGCCTTTGGAGGGTTTCGGATGTCCGAGATCGCCTGCTTCGCTGAGTCGAGCCGAGCTTGATCGATGTCGAGCTTAGCCTTAACTCCAGGAATGTTAGCCCGGGATGCGTGACGGCGGACCCGGTCGGAGAGTCGCTCGATGGCGATCTCGAGCACCTCGGGATCTGGCTGCGGGATCGTCCCGTTCTCAAGTAGCTCCAGGCGCCACTTGTTGTAGCCCTGATCGTCGTGACGGGTCAGTGTCTTGTTTCCGACCTGTCGAGTATGGTCCCAAAATAGGCAATGATGCCAGCGTCCGCCCCGAGCCGGTAGCCGCTTGACGTAGCCGAGCTGCTGGGGCAGGACCGTGCGTCCCTGCTCTTCGATCTTGATCCGAGCCATAGACGAATCGGGGCCGCCTCGGGTGCTGCGGACATTATTAACGCCGGGCACTTCCCAGAGCACCGCGAGCGCTGGGAGCCAGACTGGCTTCCCGTCGATGTCTCCGAGCTCCCACTCGCCCGGATCGAATACCAGAAAAAACGGCGGAGCCGGCGCAAGCTTCTCGGCTCGCTGCTTTTCTTCAGTAATTCCCCGATAGATCTCGGGGTTCTGTTCTGGATTAATTGACATGATAGAGGTCCCTCCTCTGTTTGGTTAAAAGTGAGCCCGCACGGGTAGAGCCCGGGAGGGACCAGGAGGCCCCACCCGAGCGGACCCGAAGATCAGGCGTCGGTGCTGAGAAGCACGCCGCGAGAATTCTCCACGATGGCACAACCGAAATAGGCGTGACCGACCACCTCGGTGAGAGCTGCGGAAGCATCTCTCTGGAATTCCACCACCACCGGAGAGCCAGCGGGACGAACCTCTCCACCGGCACCGGCCAGCGGCTTAGGCGTTCCGACCACGTACCCGAGTGCACCGGCACCGAAGATCGCGCCCTTCCGGTTACCACCGGAGGATGTGACCTTCGAGCTCTGGAAGATGTCGACGCCGAGGAAGTTACCGGCTGCACCGGGTCCCTGGATCTTGATCTGCTCAGCGGAAGCAGGAGCGAAAGACAGAGGCCCGCTCTCGCTGCGGAGGCTCTCCTGGAGATCTGCCAGCTGGCGAGGATGGATCATAGCGTAGTAAGGACCGGGCACCGAAGCGAGCTCAAGAGTCGCGATGGCGTCCATCCAGTCGTCCACCGAGCAGTCGACACCGGAGGTTCCGGCGCTGCTGCTGAAGCTGGCGATCGATGTCGAGAGAGCCGACATAAAAGCAGCCTCGAAGCTTGCGACCATAGACTCGGCCAGCTTGAACGGATCGATATCTGCGCCCATTCCAGTCATGACGGCAAGATCGGAGATATCGCGGCGGAGAGCATAGCGGGCAGCGGTCACCGTGACCGAGGAGTCGGTAAGAGCGGTGGTCGATGCGTCGGCGTTCTCTGCGGTAGATGCCATCTCGTCGGTACCGTTCAGACCGGCCAGGCGGAGCTGCAGTGTGTCGGAGCCGATGCCGGCCACGTCACCCAGGAAAGCCACAGCGCCGGTGTTCCGGATCGATGCGGTGTCGGCCAAGATCATACGGATCTCGGCTTCGATCATCTGCGCGAGGCGCAGATCGGTGGATAGATTGGATTCGAGAATTGCGGTCATGGTAAACCCTCGGCGCACGCGGGCGCCCTTAGTAGTGATAGGCGCCGTCACGCTGTTTCGGGTGCGACCCGTCGGCTATGTCAGGTCCGATCGTATCGGAATATATACGATCTGTCTATTCTTTACCCGGCGAGAAGGGATTACCCTTCGAGTATCTGGCTCGAAGTCCCTCCCGCACCTGTCTGTAGGCTGACATGTCGCCACGCTGGGCCAGCGTCAGCGCTTGGTCGATCGTCATATTGCCGCCCGGGGTCGGCTGAAGTCCCGCGGTAGACTTGGGGATCGGTCTGCTCTTGGGCTCTGGCTTGGCTGCCGGCTCGGCTGGTGCCGGTGCGGGCTCTGCCAAGCTTGACAGGTGCGGACGGAGAGCTGCTGGCGCCGAGCTGGGGTCCTCTTTCATGGATGCCAGCCACGCCGCGAGCTCGGGCCGATCTGCGTCGTCAACGCCAGCTGCGGCTCTGTCGTAAGCCCACTCAATAAGATCGCGCACGTCCGGATCGGTGAAGCCCTGAGAGCTGATCGCGGTGTGCCGTTGATATTTACCCTCGGCGCTGGTCAGGCTCTCCTCCAGTTCTTTAACCCTGGCGGCCAGAGTGTCCGAAACGCCGATCTTTCCTTGAGCTTCCCCGAGCTGCCCTTCGAGCTCTTCGAGTCGGCTCTCGGCGGTCCTGGCTCTCTCGCTTACTTTAGCAAGCCGTGAGCGGATCAGCGTCTCGACCTGATCCGCCGGGTAATATTCGACGCCCTCAATTGTGGTTTTTTCCATGGCCCCTCCCTATGGTCACCGGTTGAAATTTGGATCTGGCTCTGGTGGCGCCGAGAATGAGCTGCCGACGCTGCCCATAATTTGAGCTGCCTGATCTGTTGATAGATTGAAGAATTCGGACAACATGCCCAGCGCCGCGTCTCTGGGTAGAGTGCCCTCGGACACTGCGACAACGATCCCCATTGCCGCGGTAACTTGCGCGCCATTCAGCGCAGTGTCGGCTGCCTTATCTACATCGGATAGCCCCTCTGGGCCGTCGACAATTGGCAGAGGTCCGGACTTCTCTCCGGCGAGCTCGCCGGCGTCGATCTGCGCTTCCTGATCTTCTGGGTCCATCTGTACAGTCGGAGCAGATAGCGCCAGGGTCTCGGCTCTAATCTCCTGAAGCCGGAAGATAGCCTCGGGGCGATCGATCCCGGGGTTCAGTGCCATATAGGCGTCTACCGGAGACAGTAGGCCCGCGTCCATTTTTGCGATCAGATCTTCCCGCTGGGCCTGGAGCTCATTCGGCGACAGCGGGATCGATTGGTACTGTACCCGATAGCCGCTCTCTGGATAGCTCGATCCAGTGTGCCGGTTGACCAGGCACGCCGAGATCTCAAGCAGTCGCTGATCGCCTCGGCGGAATTGTGGCTCGAAGCGGCGCTGGGCTTCCCGCTGTCCTTCTCGAGTAATGGACAGCGCATAGCCTGATCTCGGATCTCCGTTTGCTCTGGAGACCTCGGCGGGAGAGATCCCCGCGAAGCTGGCCACCCGGTGCTCATATTGCGAGATCGCCGCCAATAGCTCTCCGACATCAGACGCCGGCTGGAATTGTCCGACCATCGGCTGGCCGGTGGCGTCAGGATCCACCGAAAGCATAAGAATCGACGCGGGATCCATACTGATCGCCGCTCGGCGTCTCTTGGTGTCGGTGTCTTCATAGCCGAGACCGTCGATAGATACGCCAGTCATATAGCGCTGAGGCCACGAGCAATCTCGGACGACGTGAAGCCACATCGTATAGAGCACGCCAATTGTGAGGCTTCCGGTCATGAGCTCGCGGCTATGGTAAGCGTCGAAGAGCTTCCCGCTCTTCTCGGCGTGGTAGAGCACCCATGGCAGGAAGGGAGAGCCGTCTGCCTTCCGATATGGATAGGCCTCGCCGCTCTGATCCGGCTGGCCGGTAAATAGCTCGGTCACGTCGAGGCCCATCTGCCCCGCTTCGTCGGATAGATGAAAAGCCCAGCGAGGTCCGAGCGGGTGCCCGCCGTCCTCGGGTGTCCGGATGTCTGCCACCTCCCAGATCCACGTCGGCTTCCCGGTCTCGGGATGGCGTCGAAGCTGGAGCTCGCGGATATAGGTCGGCACGTCCGGAAGATCTGGGCTGGCCTCGGCGACCACCAGATCCGGAGCTACTGGCCGATAGGTCAGTCCCTTATCGGAGACGTCGACGCGGACGAAGTATTCCCGGCAGCCCACCACCAATTTCTGGACCCGAGACATTAGAGGCCAGAGCCCCGCACGGGTCACCAGACCGTCTCGACCCAGCAGACCGTCTAAGCTATCACCGTCGAGATCTTGATCCACGTATACGGTCGGCTCTCTGTCATAGAGCACCGATAGCTGAGTCACTACAGACTTCAGCACATTAGAAGAGAGATCCGGGACACCCCACGCGGCGCGGCGGTCCTGGCCGATGTGCTGGGCCATCTCCCGCTCTAGATGCTGAGTCCATTGCCCCGAGAGCATGTCCCGGACCCTCGATGTGTAGTCCCACCTATCTTGCACGGCCAGATCTGGAGCGGCGGGCTTCATAGGGTACGGGCTGGAATTCATTAGTAGATCCTCACAGAAGCAGGCGGACGGGACCTATATCGATCGTCGACCATCGGAACCACAGCATAACGGAGAGCGTCGGTCGCGTGCACGAAAGGTCCATCCTTCTCGAATCGCCAGCGCTTTAGGCTCTCGATCGTCTGCTTACAGCGTGGAGAGATCCGGAAGCGGTCCTGACACATAGCGGCGTGGATTATCTGGGCGCCATGGTAGACCGACCAGCGTGGCTTAAATGCGGTGCGGATCCGCCAGGGTAGCCGGCGCACCGGGTAATCCAGCACCCGCTCGAATGCGCCCATCAGCATAGAGTTAGACATCTTTCCATGCGATCCCTTCTTTCCGCCGTGCGCTATGTCGCCGGTCCAGCGATCGACGTTTTGCCACGTCAGCCCGTGGCGCCCTATCATAGCCAGGATCCCTCGGGCGTGGTTCTCGGCTGGTGCTGCTCCTGACGTGTACTCATCGAGGACGTGGATCTCTGGTCGTCCCGGCGTCCGAGCGTCGACGGCGATCAAGAGTGCGACCTGGGAGCCGGCGTCGGAGCCGTGGTCGATGCCGATCGCGATCTGCCATTCTCTCCGCTTGTCGAGCTCGGCGTGGATGTGCTCTTCCTTAAAATGGTCGAAGACTCGGCCCTCGGTGATCCCTACTTCCCACGAGCCCTCAAGCCGGGCAGCTCGATCGATCGGCAGATAAGTAGACGCCACCCGATCGATCTCGTCTTGGGTCAGCAGCGGACGTCCGCCGAGCGGTGTCACGTTAGCCAGGTTCAGCGGAGCCACGGTGTCCGATACCCTGCCCTCGTCGACCATCTTTCGGAGATAAGTCAGGTCGTGGCCGATCGGCGTTAGGCTAATGCCCATTGTGCCCCTTCTCCGTAACAATCTCGCGACCAACTCCCCAAATATGTGCGCAGGTACTGGCTCGTCACAGTGAACGTGATCGAGTGTCGCCGAAGCCAGAGCCAGCGTCCCCTGGCTCGTGGTCCGAAAGTGTATAATCGACCCGTTCCGATAGTGGAGCTGGGGATTCTTTCCGCGGTAGCCCTTGCCAGGGACATACTCGGTGTCGGGATGTAGAGCGTCTATCGGGGCGAGCTCGTGGATCTTCTGCATGATCGTCTGGCTCTGGCTCCAGCTATGACAGACCATGAAGACTTCGAGCGGTGGTTTCCGCGTCGGTCTATATGGATGAGTCCCCGTGCATAGCCAGTGCAGATCGGCGGCGGCGGCCATCGTCTTTCCGATCTGGTTAGCGCCTCGAAGAAGTCGGATCGGTGATCTGTCCTGGAGCCAGTCGAGCTGCGGCGGCGTCGGACGGAAAGCCGACAGCCTGTCTCGGTCAAGCTGATAGGCCAAGCCCCGAGAGGCCCGGGCCAGTGCTTCGAGATTCATCCCTCCGACCTCTTAGCAGTACCTGAGGGCAGAGCTACCACCTTACCCGCGTCGAGTGCTTCGAGATGATCGAGCAGTCGATGGCGCATCGATGGCGGGAGCCGGGAGAGCTCCGAGAAGATCACGCGCTC